TGCCTTAGAGCGTCGTATACTCCCTCAATTTGATAATCTCTAGGTTTATGCCTAGAAATAGCAGTCATATAATCTTTGACACCTTCTTTTGATATCCCTTCATTTACTTCAAAGGGAGTACCATAGTGTTTATTATCTAAAAATTCGTAGGTGTATCCGTGGTCTTTACAGAACTGAATTATTCTATCTAACAACCCAACATATATTTCTTTCTTTTGAATATTAAATAAACGTATCTTCCCATCCCAAAATTTCTTTTTATACGCAGGTGAAAATGTAGCACCAGGAACTTCAAACGTAAACTGGTCTGCTAACTCATAGTAAATGTATACTTCCGCATCAACATGAAGATATACTTCATTCTTCTTTGATATAACCAAATGGGACATGACATAATATTCATTTGTAAATATTTATGATGCCTTGTCAAACTACATACCTGCTTGGAATCTATTCCATTCTATTGCGTTTTTTATTTGAAATGTTCTATTAGAAACATTTTTAATTATTTCTTCTAGAAATTTTAAAGTTGCATCGTAATATCTTATCTTAAGATCTAAGGTTGTTAGTTTCTCATCTGCTTCTAGATGCCTCTGTATTGCATCTTTTTCCCTAACCTTATACGGAAATGGGTCTTCAGCATAAACCTCTGCTGGTGCCTTCCCTGTATAGTAATTATATCTCTCTAATTTTACTCTATTGTAAGAATCTCTAGCCTTTTCACGCAATAAAGTAATTGTATTATAGACAGTATAATACTTAGAATGTAATTGGGGAATTTTTAATGATTCATCATGTAGATTATCAGGATCGATAACAGAGTCTTTCTGCCACATATCCTGAATTTTGTCAAGATTCATAAAGGTGTTCTTCCGTCAGTTCCTACTATATTATACACTACATATTTGAAAGTTGCTTCTGCTGTAAAGTAATTGACATCAGTGTCTGTTGCTTCAAATTCTAGTGATGTTAATCCTATAGGAAACATTTCTTGAAATTTTACAATAGCAGTAGTTCTGTAATTACTATTGAGTATATGTAAACTACCATCACTAAATGCTTCTTCAGCATCTCTTTGATCATCTTTATCTGTAGTTAAGTCTTTATATTGCTTTGCAGTTTCTGGAAACCCCAATCCAGTTAACCAATTATGAATTGCCATATAATTTTCCAGTTCTTCATCAACAAGAAATCTTAAAGAAAAATCTCCATATTGCAATTTATCACCAGGAATATCAATATCTTTTAAATATGATGGTTGGATTGCTGTACCTAAATTAATCTCAGGTATTCTAGCAGAGTTGCAGAAAAAATCAACCTTTGGAGTTTTGGCAAGAGTAAACTTAAACCCTATAGGAGATAGAAAATTTCTATTTGATATTTGATTAGCATATGCATTACTAGTTGCCATTATTATCCTCCACCACCATTGCCGCCACCGCCGTTGCCGCCGCCACCGTTACCATTGCCACCATTACCATTACCACTTCCATTCCCGTTATGGGACCCATTACCATTACCATTTTTACCTTCATCAGGTTCAAGTGTAGCACCTCTACCTACATGAAATCCACGTGGAGGTATTGAGCATTTTTTACCATCATAATACTTTCCTGGAGGACATCTTTTTTCAGCTGCCTCTTCAATAAATTTATCAAAATCTTTCATTAGTCGATAATAAGATTGAACCATTCTTCACTCATACCCATGATGATACTATTTGCAGACTCTTCACTGTCTGCATAACCTTCACTTATGAGATGTTCTACTATTCTAGCATGACGGTCAATAGCCTCTCGATGCTCCTTAGGGGTTGGTTTCATGGTAATACTACTTTTATGTTTATTTATTCACTTACAACTGTAGCATTCTTCCACCATAAAGGTTGATAGGTATATCCTATTGATGTTGTAATAGTAGTTGCTTTTTGTGCGTCTGCAGCTGATTTTGTGGAATATATTTTTCTTTTAGAGTAATCATTACTCCAAACATTATCACCAGTATAGTATTCTGCACCATCAGTTGGTACAGCATTACCCAAAATACTTCCTTTTTTAATATGATATGGCATAATAGAACACAGGTCTCCAAAAATATTTAGATAAAAAAAAGACCCCTCAGAGAGGAGTCTTTGGCAAATAAAGGAATTATATCCTTCTTCTTACATGAGGTTCTTAACCTTAACACGTCTGTAGTAAACGTTAGAGTTACGCTTGATAGAACCTGGATGAGTCGTTGTAGCACCTTGAGCAAATGGGTTTGCGACGATACCGTAACGAGTCTTAAATCCAATTTTTGGTTGGAAGGAGTTCTCACCCACTGCACGAACCATCTGTAGTGGAACGTAAGGGCAATAGAACAGTCCAGCATCATAAGGTGAAGTACCTTTATATCCAGCAACGTAATACTGATTGTTAGCAACGTTAGCAGCATAAGGGTCGATGTACACTTTGTACTTACCTTGTAATGTACCAGCAAATGTATTACCAGTGTCATCAACGTTAAGGTTAGCGTTAAGTGCAGGTGTGTAATCAAGTACACCAGCCATTGTTAGAGCAGAAGCAACGTCGGCAGAGCACATAATTGTGTTACCCTTTCCACGACGAGTTTGCTGTGCGATAGCGTTAGCATCTCTTTCCATCTGGAATATGAGACCCTTGAACTTCTCAACAGACCATCTACCGTTTGAGTCGATGTCTAAGTCGAATGTACCACTTGTAGCAGTATTGTTAGCAGCACCAGGAACAGCGACGTTATAGATTGTACGAATAACTTCTCTGTTGATTTCAGCAAGTATCTCTGTAGAGAGAATATTTGCCAATTCTGCTTCAGCATTCAATCCGTGGATTGCCTTAAGGTCTTGAGCAAGCTCTAGTGAGTACTCTGCCTTTAAAGCACGTGACTTAGCAGTAACGGTGACCTTCTCGATTGAGAATGCCATCTCGTTGAACTGAGGTGATCCATCAGTACCAAGTGCTTCAGCCCAACCAGTTGTGTTACCTTCACCAACGTTGTAGTCGGAATGATCTGTAGGACTTGCACCACCATCTAATGCTGATGGGTTTGATCCTTGTTGTACAGTTGTACCAAGACCAACAGCTAGTGACTGAGAGTTAGCAACGTAACCATCGGCACCAGATGCTGCAGTTTGTGTACCTTCGTCTGTACCAATACCAGAGAAAGCAGAGTTTGCTTCATTATAGAAGGCTTCGCTTCCTGACTGATTCTCGTAGCGAGAACGCATTGCGAAGATAAGTCCAGTAGGACCATTCATTGGTTGAACACCAGCTAGGTCATATGCGACCAAGTTTGGCATTGCACGACGAATCAGGCTAATAAGCACTGGGTCGAAGTTTGAAATTGCAGAACCTGTAGAGTTTGTAGGTGCTGCTTCGTTAAGAAATTCTGACTCTTCTTTCAAAGTCTTTTCTTGGTTCTCCAGGAGAACTGCGGTTACCATTCGACGATGACTGTCTTTGATATCCCCCATACCATCATGGTCTAGGATAGGTGCCCACTTCTCCTGCAGTTGTTCAGCATTGAACATTTGCATTGGATTGTTTCCTCTTTAAAAAATTTAAGTTTGATCTATAATTTAAAAATCACTTTTTAGCGACTCTAGTCAGAGTTTGAAGGTAACTTTCCATCAAGCCAGACGGTGCTGCCTGAGGTACCTTAGTTCCTTCAGAGATTGTCTCTGAATGGTCTCTTGGAGTGCTAGGGTTTGAAGGAAAATATGATTCCCTTAAAGTAACTAGCTTCTCACGATAGATGTCTTCACTACCAAACTCAACATTTTCCGCAAGAGAAGCAAGTTTTTCCTTCTGTGAAAGTGCAAGACCTTCAGATATGTCTGCTAAAATAACGTCAGCAGAGGACTCAGCTAATCTTTTGTTTAGAGCAACGTTCTTATTAATTTGCTCGTTGAGTTTATTTTCCATCTCATCAAGTTTTTCTACCATACTATGGAGTACATCATATTTTTCTTCAGGGATAGTTACATAATGATCTTCAAAAAGACCCTTCATTCCATTTAAGAATGATTCGGTCATTTCTGTTTTAAGTCCATGCTCAACTGCAAGTTTGTTTTCTTCCAACCACTCTTGAGCAACGTATTCAAGATAAGCATCAGCTCTATCTTCAATTTCTTCTTTAATGGACGTAATTTGTTCTGTTAATGACTGCTCATACTCTGTTGCGAGTTCTTCTTTCAAATCAGAAATTCTAGATCTGATTGCAGCCTCAAAAATTGTCCGTGCCTTTTCTTGAAACTCTTCAGAAAGTTCTTCACCAGCAATAAGAGCATTAATGTCTTCTTCAACATTAATTTCGGCAACAACTTCTTCTTCAGCAACTACTTCATTTTCAGTTGTTTCTTCTTCAGCAACGACTTCTTCTTCAGTAGTCTCTTCTTCAGAAACAACCTGATCTTCTGGTTTTTCTGCTTCTTCTTTCTTTACTGCACCACCAGCAAGTGTAGGCATAGGATCTGCTTTACCAGCATTCTTATTTACTACATCTCTAACCTGTTTTAGGGTTTTACCAGGAACATTTAACTTAGCTGAATTATCATCAACCTTGTAATTTTCTGGTGTAGGACCACCTAGATCTTCAACCTCTGCTTGGCCTGGTGTAGAAGCACCTTGTGGACCTTTATGCATTGGTTCGCCAGGTGCAGCATTTTTAGTTACTACGTTTTCCATTTCTTGTAAATCGTTACCAACGGACATTTTTTTATATTAGATATTAATCTACATTTATTTATAGAACTTAAAGATTTGATAAAAAATCGTTAAAGAGATTTATCTTATGTTCTTCAAGTGCTTTTTGACCAACTAGAGTGTTAATCCTCTTTTTAGTCTCATCAACAAAGTGTTCACGAAGAATTCCTCCTTCCCAAATCCACTCCTTTCCTTCCATGATACCATTAACAAAAGCATCTGGAGCACTGGGATCTGCAACAATATCAGCAGCAGTTGCTAATTGGAAATCTTCCCCTACAACCTTAACTCCATCACGATCTTCTTTTAATGATCCAATACCACGAGAAGAAACTCCAAGTGTTACACCTTCTGATATAAGAGATTTTGCAATCTTACCCATGGGTGTTTCAAGTAGTTGTGCCTTACCAATAAAGTTATTTCCCTCCTGCTTAAGAGATACAATTTTATGTGATACACGATCAAGGTTTACAGTTGGGCCATCTGGATGACCAAGTTCACCAACAGCACGTCCTTTTTGAACAAAAGACTCATTATATCTACCAACTTCTTTTGCAAGAGTTGATACAGGATACATTCTCCCATTACGATTTTTGAGATCTCCTTGCAGGAAAACTCCCTCAATATACATTTTCTTTTTAGCACCTTTTCCTTCGGTGATAAACTTAACGCTTGAAATTTCTTCGGTAATGAGTTTCATTTTCTTAATTTGTAAATCCTACTTTTGCTGCTCTAAATGCTCCTTTACCCCAAACTGTAAAAGAAGATGGTTTTTCAATATATTCAACACCACCAGATGCTACAGTTATTGAACCAATTCCAGACAATTCATTTGTTCCTGTTGGATCAGTAACGCTTATTACATTAACAGCACCAGAATCATTATAAATTCTAACTAAAGTTGCGTTATTGACTGTGGAACTATTTCCAATAGCAGCAGTAACAGCTATTTCGCCACCTAAAATAAGTGTATTGTTTGCCATTATTCCTCCTCTGATGTTTCTGGTTCGGCTTCGGATGTATTCAAATCAAACATCGATGTTGCAACAGATGCTTTTTCAGTATCTATTTTTTCAGCTGCTTTTGCGAATAAAACATCTTTTAATTTATCGCTAATATCCGTCGCTGACGCATCAGTAGCTATCAAATTTACAATTTCTTCCATGAAAATTAATATATTCCTATTCTTTATTTATATCTCTGCCTTTTTACTATCTTTTCCTAATTGACCATTAGTTATAGCACCATCAGCTTCTAATGGCATTTCACCCATATCCATTTCACCTTCTGCTGGTAATGGTTCACCAGTTATTGGATCTATCGCTGAAGGATCTGGAATAATACCATCCTTTATTTCCTGTTCAATCTGTTCATCCATCTCCTCCATTTCACTATCTGTCTGTCTAAGAACATTTCTACGAACCCATTCTTGTGAATAAAATCTTCCAATATATGGTTCAATGGTAGCAAGTGAAGTTAATCTTCCTTCCATTAATTCAGTTTCTTTTAATTCAGCAAACTGATTGTCATATAAGAAATCATACTGAATATGTTCACTAATTGTTTTCCAATCTTCTGGTGTTACAATATTTTTAAGAATCAATTGAGTCTTAAGCATATCAGTAAACATTGCTGCAAAACGTTTTCTTAAACGTCCAACAAACTTAGAAAACTTAAGTTCATCTCTTAATATCTCAGATGAACGTCCCAAATTAAATCCACCATCTGATGCAATTCTAGATTCAGGAACACCAAGTGCTCTATAAAGTTTCTTCTGGAAATACTCAATGTCAGCAAGTTCTCCAAGGTTTTGTCCACCAGGTAAGGTTGTGATTTCAGTTCCTCTACCACCTTCTCTACGTGGTAACCAGAAATCTTCCATCATAGACATGAA